TATAGCTGTTCAGCTCCCTCATATAGAGTTATGTCAGTTACGGTTTCGGAAATTATATCGGCTTTTATGGAAACATTGAAATCCCTGGTTGTAGGGTATATTGTTTCAAGCTCTATAACATCCACCGGAGTATCGGCAGTAGTGTCCTTGAGAGTTATGCTTGCAGTCTTGGCATTGCTATCTGCCAGCCTGTACAATAATAGTTCTTTTGGGTTTCCCAATAAAGCCAATCTTCCAAGCCTGTACGCTGTCAGATCTGTATTGGAACCAAATTTATTTTTAAGTTCAGTTAGGGTTGTAACGGATACGACTTCTTTTACAGGCCCCCAATCTGCTTTAACCGGCATGGCAACAATACCGTTAGTGCCCTGTGCCAGAGTATTTTCTGCCGCCCACATAAACCTGTTGTACATTCCAGGTATGGTTGGTTTTTGTGTTTCGCTCCATGTTCCTGTACCCATATTACTTCACCTTCCTTTTTAGAAAATCATCTATTGCCTTCTTAAAATCGGCTTTTGTCAATTCCTTTTCTTTGTAACCAAATAAAGCACCCACTGCTACCTCTTTGTTGTGGCCGGTAAGTGTCTTACTGTTTTCAATTAAATCCTCAATAGGATATTTAACCTCCGTTTGAGGTGTGGTCACTTTGGCCACAGGTGTGGGGGTACTCGGTTTTGTGCTGCTTGATGCCATTGTAGTATTGGCTTTAGCATCCGTGCTTTTTGTAGTCGAATCTGGTGTATTCTTACTGGCCGTATCGTTCTTTTTAACTTCTGGATCAGTTTTATTTGCATCCGCCATAATTTATCACTCCTTTATCGTTCCCCTGCCAGAGATTTTATTCATAGCAGGAATATTTTTTCTCTTAATACTTTCCAATCTAAAAAAATCCACGCTGAGTTGACCCACTGTAAGTGGATCTGCTTCCCTATCTTCTCTTATACTGTTTATAGTCAAGTACCTTCTATCCTGGATATCCAGAGGTATTTTTGTATCCTGGATCAGTTCATTTTCTACAGTAGAAATATAGTTATTGGCTTCGCCTTTGTTCCTGCTTACAAAATGGCACCGTATGGTCTTTAATATTTTATTAGCACCAAGTGTTGCCGGAGCAGGTGTAACTTTTAAAATTCTGCAAAGCACAGAAGGCACCGCAAAATTCTTTCTCCAATAGTCCGAATATACAGGAATGCTTATAAGACCGTTTATATAACTTGATACTGCTTCAATCCACAGATCTACTGGAGACTCATCATCTCCATGGAGAGCTATAACATTAAATTTTAAGCCTCTTGCTATGGCATCCCATTCCTCGTCTACAACATCATCACCAACAGTCCCGTTAAAAACACAAGTGTAACTTTCTCCTGTATCTTCTGTTACAGTCTGTAAATCCAATGCTGCTATGACTTTCTCCATGAGAGAATCCAGTGTATTAAAGGTTAATCTCTTGTCATACAGCCATATTTGTATGCCACGACTATAGGATGTTGGGTTGTTCTGTTTGTCGTCAGATCCCTGGAGAATTACCGCATATGGCTTTTCTGTTAATTTATCAGGCATGGAAGGTTCATAACACTCTTTAATCTCTGGAATATTGTCCAGAAGCTTTTTCCTTATTCCTTCACGCATTGTTTTTCAACCTTTGCCTTAGTTTTTATGCTAACATTATCTGCATAAAATTCTATAGTAATAGTATGCACATCCCCAACTCCAATATTTGCTTTTATATTTTTTATAAATAACTTTTTCGTATAATCAACGCCATCTATAAAAACTTTACACTGTTCTGACGTGCCATTTGATATTATCTCAACGTCAGGAAGCCTTTCATCATGATTCCGTGTTTTTTCTTGACTCATACAATCAATCCTCCCATAATCTAATTACATCATCCCTGATTTTGTATTTGTTCTTTTCCATAGTAGGGCCTACTGTTGCATATTTCTTGGTACCTGGATGATGTACAAGTTTAACCGGGTGATCTGCACCCTTCCAATATAAAGCTTTCTTGTTTTTAGGCCTTATTATGTGCGGCTTTGAACCTTCCTCTAAGATTCCACCATACTCCACACCATGGCTTAGAGAAATAGTAATCTCACCATCATTCATCTTGGCATCACCATGAAGCCCTTGCCTTGCATGAGCACTTCTATCTTTCCATGGAGCATTTGCCTTGGCTTCATTCTCCAAATTCCTTGCCCAGTCATCAGCCAGTGCATATGTCCTCGCATGCTTCCTATCTATAAAATCAAGAACATTGCTGCTAAAACTCATTACATCACCTTCTCAAGCCCACAGTCATAACCACATATTTCACCATTTACTATCTGTGGATATACATTTTTCACTTTCATATGACCATAGGAGCAATCAAATTCTATGGAACTCTTGCTATCAATGCTTAAATCTGCTTCACTGTCAGCTAACATTCCATAAGCTGTGTTTTGATATGAAGTCCCTATAGTGCTGGTAGATACATTAATACTGCTGTCATAGGTTTTCTGTGGAAATATCCTGACTACAAGAGTTACCGGTTCAGTGGTCTCTTCAAAGTGGCCATCTACAACCCTTTTAACAGTTTTGGTAAAGGATATCTCTGTAGGATTTTGATCTATACTCCATCTAATATCCTTTTTTCTTCTCTCTGCTGTAATCATAGGCTTATCTCCGTATCAGAGCCAATCATAAAGCTTGATCTTCCAGTGCACATATTTTTGTACTTCTCTGCATTTTTATAACATAGATTGGCAACATCAGTAATAGTTGAATACTCATATCTCTCCTGCCCTACCTGATATTGGTTGGGAGTATCAATATTACTCTCCTGCATGGTGGCTTTCATCATCCACCCTTCACTTGCAGCACAATATATGCAATCTGCATCAGATATTAAAGAATCAAGTTCAGTATCAGTGAAAGTCTTACTCTCTCTATCGTTCAATAACATTCTTAGTTTTGTTCTTAAACTATCAGTTGGTGTCACAATATCACCTCCATAAAAAATAGCACCTACATCTGTAAATGCTATTTCAACGCTATCTGCTGCACATTTTCATCAATGGCCGCGAACACACCCCTGTAACAATATCCAACTATCTGTGCCTCCACAAGTCTGCTTAAATCAGGATTACCAGTTTCAGTTGTCAAATCCTTTTTGACAAGTTCCTTGAATCCTCTCTGTGGTCTTATTAGGTATGCAGTTCCCGGAGTAACTCCTTTATATTCATAGCTCTTTTTACCAACATTAACGCTCCAACCATCATAGTAAATTATCGTTGATATACCAGCTACAGAAGGATATATTGAACCCTCAAGCTGATGTCCTCCTCTTATTGCCATTTCTATGTCTGTCTGGTCAGCCTTTGAAGCAAGAAGTATTGTGCCTGGTCTTTTGGCAATTACAGTATCCTTTATAGCCTGGTTCAACGTCCTCCATATTCCGAGCCACAGAGGATCATCAGCCTTGCCCTGAAATGCTGTTTTATTGCCAGCTTTATAAGGAGCACCAATTATAGGATACAAATGCATGTGGTTCAGAAGTGCATTGTATGCCTGCCCCATAGACTTATTTAATATTTCGACATTGAAAGTCTGGTTGAAGTCCACCATTTCCTTTGTATATTCAAAGCCTGTTGCATATGTCTGTATTCTTGCTACAGGGCCATGTTCAGCGCTCAGCGAACCGAATTTAACCTCTTCTCCTTCTATATGCTCCAAGAATACACAATTTCCATAGAGAGCCCATTTGGCATCCAGTGTCTGAGGTAAATTAGGATCTGAAATTGTATCGTATATAGGGCTGTATAAAAGCTGAACTTCTTCCCTCCCAAGTTCCACATCCAGAGTAACTTTCCTCAAAAGTTCCTTAAGGTTCGCAGTAGAACCAAAGGTCATCATTTCACCGAGTGGCTTCGTAAGCATCAGTGTTTCCATCTCACCATTTACGAGCTTTTTCTTGGCATAATCAGTTTTGCCATATACCTCAAAAGGTACATCCTCTTCTATAGTCATGGATCTTTTTTTATCTAGCATTGTGTCCTGGCTTATAATTTTAACCATGCTTCAATTCCTCCTTCTATGCGTATTGTGGCAGCAGTATAAACCAAATTACATTATTGCTGTCCTTTGGCTGTGTAACTCTGCCTACAAGTCTGTTCGTTCCTTCAGTAACTGTAAATTTCTTTGCTGTATTGTCCCAGTATATCTTATCACCCTGGTTGAATGCTTCAGTAGTGACGATATTATCTGTCTCGTATTCAGCCTGTTCTATTGTCAAAGTAACTTCATCAGTCTGCCCTTCTCCTGTAGTCACTGCTTGTGTTGCCACCCCAAAGAATCCTCCTAGAAGATAAAACTGCTGTGCTTCTATGGTAGTGTTCTCCGGTACTGTAACTTTGACACTCTTGCCGTCACTTATTTTTGCTCTTGTAACCTGCTGTTCTTCACTTGGTACTGGTTGTCCTGTATATGCCATGTTTTATCACTCTCCTTATATTCTTGATTTTCTGATGCTTACACCACTGCCAGCATTACCACCTGCAGGCGAACCTGGTATTGAAGTACCTGCAGGTATATCTAAATGTTCCTGCGATATTAGATTCTTAACAAATTCATCTTTCAGGATATTGTCAATTTCACCTGAGATAACTTCCTTTGTAGCTCCATCTTCCACCTTTAGCATCTTTTTAACTAGATTTTGAGCCATTTCTCCTGTAACTTTTTCCTTTACAACATCATCAACAACCTTTTGGAATCCTGCTTTTTCAGCATTTACTACAGCTTCATGTGCTTTTTTAGCCACATCAACTATATCCATTTCTCCAGTTACTTCAAGTGCCTCTTTGACCTTATCCAGAGTACCCTTGGCATCTACTGCCTGTTTGACATCCTCCATTTCACCTGCTATAAGCTCCTTGGTTATGCCAAGTTCACCAAATACCTGTTTGTAAGTGACTGAACCTGTCTGCAATAGTCCTTTCAAATTCTGCATTAATTCCTTAAAATCCATTGTTTTGCCTCCCTTGTTATTATCATTTTTTATT